ACGATGTTGGCGATATTAGCCATAGATACTCCAGTTTAAGAGAGGTTTGAAGGTAACTCGACTATCAATCTGTGTACGCGGATCTAGCTTCAGCTATTTTCCGAAGTCCACGCTTGATAGTAGGTCCTTTCTGGATGACAAGAGAAATAGCCTCGAGAGTGTGCCTGAGCCGTACTGAAGAATCCTTGTGAAGGATAGGCTTCATTACGGGCGGGGGTACACTCAAACTGTTACTTACTTCACGTCTCTGTTGCAAGCGAAAGTATGATCCACCATATCCGTTGATGTCATAGACACGACCGGATTGGACAGGACCACACTGCGTGCGCGATGTAGACGTGCGACAAAATGTCGTGTTGCTGATCATGCGGGAGGTGTGTAAGGCTTCAAGATACTTGCCTACACCAAACCACCAGTCAACAACAAAGGAATACGGAATTCGCTCCCAGATGATACTGGGGATATCGAATAATCCGGCTTCATCAGTAACATTCTCTGAAGAAACGTAACATATAATAGACTTGGCTATTGACGTGGTAAAGGACTGTGTCCAATCACCATGTGTAGGCCCGGGACCACTATGTGTTACTTCACGTTTCACAGAGATACGAGTCTTTTTCGCTCTACCAGCTTTGTACCCGTAGGATCTTGCCGCGTCCGATACATCATGGACAAGCGGCACGATACCGAACTGGTACAATAGGTAGTTGTCAGCAATTCCACGAACACCATTGAAGCCTTTTATGTGGTTAGCGGAAGAACCGTTAAACGCCACACGAAGAGCTTTGTTGATGTTCCCGGAAGCCAGACTTTCACCGATGCGACGGAAACGTTTTGCGTTGTTCCCGATCATCTGGAAAGTCCGATCTGCTTCGGCCACGGCGATACCAAGGTGAAAACCTACACCGCCGTCGAGTCGCGCCTGGATTTGATTGATGAGAGCAATATCATCATTATTATCCCAGGGAGCGGGCTCAGAATACCAACCGAAGGAGCCAGAAAGTGAGACGTTTTCATTGCTGCCCCAATTCCCTACTTTATTCCAGTAGGAACCCTGTCCATGGCGAATGGACCGGATGGTGCAATCATATGAATGCATCTCAAACCTCGAAGTTCTAATCCAGTCAGCTTTTGCCTTATGGTAAGACTTAAGCTGATCGAAGTAGACTTCGCGAGCAGTACGCCAGCGACCGTATGCATCCTTAAGATAAGGTATGCGGCGGTTGCGACTGATATGATTAAGATTCAAGTCAGAGGCGTACTCATGGAACGAAGGGACAGGCACAGGCGCAGTTGGGCGTGAAGACTTATCACGATCCCCACCACTCCACACTTTAGAGAAATAAGATCCAAGATAGCCATTGGCCGTCCAGGTCTGATTATCGCTAATGATGTTACCCGTCGTCATACATTCCGTACCTTGGAGAGAATAGAAATACAACGGT